TGCTTCTGGTCTCCGTACCAGTTATGTTTTCCGTCTTTCCGCCATCCGAAGATAATGGGTTCCATGTTGAACTTCCAGTCGGTGCGCATAAAGGGTGCCTTGGGCTTTTTCCAGATAAGGCCAGCTCCCACTTTGAAACCGGCATCCTCGAAAGCATCGTAAAAGACCCGGGCCTTCATGGTGGCGTAGAACACGTAGATGGAAGCATCCGCCGCCATGGTTTCATGGAAGCAGGTGAATGCCTTCTTCAGGAACTCGTACCCTTCCTGGTCGTTCAGGTCATCGTTCTTGATCTTCCCGGAGGTGCTCCGAAGGTTGACCAGGTACGGGGGATCCGTCAGCACCAGGTTGGGTTTCACCCCGTCCATGAGCTGAGCATAGGTTTCTGGCTTGGTGGAATCCCCGCACAGGACCCGGTGCTTTCCCAGCTGCCAGAGGTCCCCGTCTTTGGAGAACACCGGCTTCTGGAGTTCTTCTTCCACGTTGAAGTCGTCTTCTTTGGCTTCCGTTTCTTCATCAAAGATATGAGCGATTTCGTCATCACTAAAACCGGTGAGGCTTACATCGAAATCCGCACCCTGGAGGGACTCGATTTCCACCCGCAGCATTTCCTCGTCCCAACCGGCATCCAGGGCCATCCGGTTGTCGGCCAGGATATAGGCTTTCTTCTGGGCTTCGGTAAGATAGTCCACCAGGACGCAGGGCACTTCTTTGATCCCTTCTTCCCGGGCTGCCATCACCCGACCGTGGCCGGCAATGATGTTCTTGTCCCTGTCGATGATGACAGGATTTATGAACCCGAATTCCCGCAGGCTGGCCCGGAGCTTGTTAATCTGCTCCGGGGAATGGGTCCGGGCATTATTCACATAGGGGATCAGCTCATCGATGGGGATGAGCTTCATCTCTTTGGTCGTTTTTCCCATGCCTTATTTCTCCTTATAATCGCAGCAAGCCCCCTGCGGGCACCGTTCAGGTCCCCACAAAGGGCTTGTCCTCGTAATGTTTTGATCTGTTGTTTGGTGAGGGGATATCCCCTCAGCCGGGAAATGAATTCTCTTGCTGTCATGCTATACCTTCCGCGACCGCAGCAGCCGTTCCATCACGTCATCCTGGGGCGTGTTGCCGGCAAACTCCACGGAGCAGTTTTCCTTCACCACCTGGTAGATCTGATACCAGATCTGGTTCACCTGCTTCATGTAGTTCTGGCCCATGGTCACGTATGGAGAAGCAATGGCCGCATTGGTGGTGGGGTGCTTGGCCAGAAAGCCATATTCCGAAATGGCATGTTCGCACTGGATCCACCGGGACACTGCCATGGCGTACTGGCTGATGAGCTGGGGGCTCACCAGCTTTTCGCAGTGCCGGGCCTTCAGCCACAGCCAGGTTTCCCGATAGATTTCTTCCGCCTCCAGCTTCCCGCCGTTCCGCTGCTTTTCCTTCATGTAGGCTTTGGGTTCCGGCATGTCTTCTCCGTTAAGGTCCGCTCCTTCCGGTAGGTCCATCACCTTCAGCGGCCGCTTCCCCGGATTGTCCGGCAGTTTGTCCAGCAGGGCCCTGGGTTTCCGCCCCTGGCCCACCCGCAATCCCCCTCGCATGGTTCCGTCTTTTGCTATTTTTCACACCCCCTTTTTCACCGGGTCAATACCCTTTTTGAAAACGCGTTTTTTTCGCGCGTGACCCCTCGCCCGTTCTGGCTTTCCGGGCTTCCAGAGATTCATACACCCCCTGGGTATATCACTTTGTTTCAGAGTTATCATTCTGATAGTCCACTTTTTCTTGTGGCTTTTTGGTGCCATCGATCTCCTCTTTGGGCATGAATTCTTGCGTGACAGGCTTTGCATAAAGCGATCAGGTTGTTCCAGTCGTGGGTCCCGCCTTCCGCCAGGGGCTTCTTGTGGTGGACTTCTTCCGCCACCACGTACCGGCCATTCTTCAGACACAGCTCACAGAGAGGATGGCTGGCCACGTAGGCA